ATGAATGGACCACTTCCTTGTACCAAGCTGAGTCGGCGCAGGAAGCGCCCGTTTCAGCAGGTGCAGGCTGTTGTATACGACTCACCACAGCCCCAAATTCAGCACTTGGAGCTGCACCGCGCCCGCGAGCTGGCCAGTGTGTGGCTGAACGTCGGCCGGGCCCGCATGCACAGCGATGCCACCCTGGCGCTGCGTCGCGGAATTACCGAACGGTTTTTCTGGTGGTGCGAATCCAATCGATACCAAGCGATCGATGCCGATGTGATCCGGGCCTTCCTTATCTACCTTGCCGAGGGGCCGGCTGACGGGAGCCCTCGGTGGCCGAACTTTCCGAAAGCCCAGCAGAAGGTGACGAGCGGCACGGTGGCGACCTACCACCGGCATTTGCGCGCTATGTTCCGATGGATGGAGTCCGAGGACCATGTGCCGGTTTCGCCGATGGCCCGGGTGCAGGCACCGATAGACCGTCCGGATCAGATCGACCCGTTTACAACGCTGGATATTCAGCGGCTGATGGACGCGGCGCGGAAAAGTACCTACCCCGAGCGCGATCTGGCGATACTGCACTTTCTTCTGGACACTGGCGTACGTGCGAGCGAACTGTGTGCGATGGTGGCCTCAGACATCGATTTTGATAACTGCAAGGCAAGGATTTTCGGCAAGGGCGGGAAGGTGCGTACTGTGTTTTTCCACTCGCGTACCAAAGAGAAGCTGTTTGCATACATCCGCATCGAGCTGCGCCGTGCGGATGAGCCGCTTTGGGCCGGAGAGCAGGGAGCGCTTCAGAGGAACGGCCTGCAGCAGTTGCTGGAACGTATCGGGAAGCGGGCGGGTGTGACGAAGGTGAATCCGCATCGGTTTCGGCATACGTTCGCCCTGTGGTTTCTGCGGGCGGATGGTGACCGGGGGACTCTGCAGGAGCTGCTGGGGCACACGGATATCCGGATGGTCCAGCGTTATGTGAATCTGGCCCAGGTGGACATTGAGCGCGGGCACCGGAAATGCAGTCCTGTGGGTGCGTTTTACGAACAAAAGCGCAGGGCACGTTGACGCTGGAATGCAACGCGTGTTATATGTTTGACGCAGCAGCTGTGCGGGCGATGGAGATTAAGTGTTATGCGGCAATGTGCCGCTGTTATTCCCGAGTTTTGTCCGAGATGTGGTGCTCCTGTGCTGGTCTCAAGGCAGGGCGAGCGTCCGTTTGTGGTGCTCCGGGCGCACAGTGTGAGCTGCCATGCTGAGGAGGATGGGCTGCACTGGTTCGGCCGATGCGTTGGATGCAGCTCTCGGTGGGAGAGCGTAGAGGTGCAGGTACAACTAAGGGAGTTGCTCTCAGCCCGACGCAACTGATCTGAGAGTACAGGCAGTTGGAACAGGGGACGGCGGCAGGGGGCCGCCCTTCTGGTGCTTGATGCGCACCGGTGGGGCGGCCCCTGCTATTTTTAGGCAGGATCGGCCGGGTTTACATATGGCGGTTAACAGGAGGTCGGCGGCTGCAGATCTTGCGCGTGACCGAGAGGCCAGGGCGTGGGATCTGCGCTGCAGGGGGTGGACGATGCGCCGGATCGCCGCCGAGCTGGGCGTGACGGCACCCGGTGTGAAGAAGATGCTGGACCGCGCGGCGGCCCGGTTGGAAGCCGAGATTGCTGAGAATATCGGGCTGTACAAGGCGGAGCAGCACCAACGGCTGGAGCATCTGTATGCGCAGGCTATGCAGGAGTGGGAGCGCAGCAGGAAGGCGTTTCGCGGCTGTGCCAGGGTTTCGGGGAGGGTGCATGTTTCGAGGGACGGCGTGAAGACTTCCCTGCCGGATCTGGTGACGAAGCGGGTTGACCAGCGGCTTGGAGACCCGCGTTACCTGGCGCAGGCGACGGCGGCACTGGAGGCGCAGAGGGCGCTGTGGGGGCTGAACGCTGCCCGCGACGATGGCGGTCCCGAGTGTGCGGTGAAGGCCGTGATCGGGGTGGATCTGGAGCTTCTTTGATGCGGATTGAGGCGGGCCTCAGCCCAGACCAGGTTACTGAGGGCATGCGGCTTTACCGGCCTTACGGTGGGGCGGAGAAGATGCTGTACGACCGCTCGACCGAGGTGCTGCTGGATGGGCCGGCGGGTACGGGCAAGAGCCGTGCGGTGATTGAGAAGCTCTTTCTCTGTCTGCACAAGTGGCCGAACAGCCGGGCGGCGCTGGTGCGAAAGACTAGGGCGAGCCTGACCGAGACCGGGCTGGTGACGCTGGAGAGCAAGGTGCTGCCGGCGGGGCATCCGGCTGTACGGCGGGGGTTGAACCGGGGCAACCGCACGCACTACGACATTGGGGAAGGCAGTGAGCTGATTTTGGCGGGGATGGACAAACCGTCGAAGATCCTCTCTGCCGAGTTTGACCTGATTTGCGTGCAGCAGGCCGAGGAGCTGACGCTGACCGACTGGGAGACCCTGACGACCAGGCTTCGAAATGGGAAGATGCCGTACCAGCAGATTTTCGGGGACTGCAACCCCGGACCGCCCACCCACTGGATTAAGCAGCGGGAGAGTTCGGGCGTGTTGAAGCTGATACCGAGCCGCCACGAGGACAACCCGGTGCTGTGGGACCACACCACGGGCACCTGGACCAATGCCGGTGTGAGCTACATCGCGGTGCTGGACAAGCTGACTGGTCCGCGCAGGGAGCGGCTGCGGCATGGCAGGTGGGTTGGTGCCGAGGGTGTGGTTTACGAGGCGTTCGATACGGCGCTGCATCTGATTGACCGTTTTGAGATCCCGCGGGAGTGGCGCCGGATCCGTGTTATCGACTTCGGCTACACCAACCCATTTGTCTGCCAGTGGTTTGCGATTGACCCCGACGGCCGGATGTACATGTATCGGGAGATTTACCACACGCAGAGGCTGGTGCAGGACCACGCGCGGCAGATAGCGGCCCTGAGCCGGAAAGAGCGGATTGAGGCGACGATTGCCGACCACGACGCTGAGGACCGCGCGACGCTGCACTACGCGGGGATCGGGACCATTCCTGCTTGGAAGAGTGTGAGTGACGGCATCCAGGCGGTGCAGTCCCGGCTGCAGAAGGACGGGACCGGCAGACCGCGGATTTTCTTTCTTCGGGACAGCCTGGTGGAGCGCGACGTGAGCCTGGCCGCAGGGGCGAAGCCGAGCTGTACGGTGGAGGAGTTTGACGGCTATATCTGGGCACCGAGCCCGGACGGGAAGCCGGTGAAGGATGAGCCGCTGAAGGTGAACGACCACGGGGTCGATGCTCTGCGTTACGCGTGTGCTTATGTGGACTGCCTGGCATACGGCGGGATGGCTGTGACGGCGGATGACATTTTGACGATTGCGAGGTGAGGTGGTGCTGAGTTCGATTTTTGAACGTGCGCGGAGGTTGGTGGGTGCCGGTGGTCTGCGCACAGCTGCAAAGCCGGTTCTGCCGGATCCGAATGCGTACATCCGTGCGGTTGCCACGCCGTTTGCCGGGGTGGAGACCAGTGACAGCGGGCTGCTGAAGGACGACAGCGTGTACAGGGTTTACAACCTGTACCGGGACATGCTGCTAGGCGCCGGCTGGCGGTTTGAAGGTGGCGACGCCGAGGCTGTGGATGCACTGATGGAGGGGGTGGTATCTGCCAAGGGGTTCGACGACATGCTGTACGAGATGGCGGCTGCGCCATTCCAGCGGATGGCTGTGATTGAGATTGTGTGGAACTTTGGGAGGGATGTGTGGTTGCCCCGCCGATACCGTGTCGTGCCGATCGAGGATGTCAGCCTGGCGCTGGATGAGCAGGGTGAGGTGGAGCATGTGAATGTGACCACGAGCGCAGGGCTGCAGCAGATCCCGACTACGAATATGGTGGTGTATCGTTGGCGCCCGACGTTTGCGGAGCCGCTGGGCAGGAGTGTGTACCAGCACATTAAGGAGCCGGTGGAGTATAAGCGCACGACGGATAAGGCGATGATCTCCTATGCGCAGCGGTGGGGTGTACCGAGCATCGTGGGGTTTTATGCGCCGGGCCAGAACAGGGCGGACCAGACGAAGTTTCTGGCGGCGATAAGGTCTCTGCAGAATGCATCGGCAGCGATTCTGCCGATTAAGCCCAGTCGGGACGCTCCGGATGTGCTGCAGCTTCTGGAGGCGAAGGGGGAGGGAAGCGCGATCTCCGCCGTGATGGAGATGAACAAGGGGTTTGAGAAGCGGATAGCCGGCGCGGTTCTAGGTTCGATTTTGGCGGTGTATGAGAGCGATTACGGCACGAGGGCACAGGCTCAGACGCACCTGGAGGTGCTGCGGAGCGTGATCGAGGCTGCACAGGCCCCGCTGGAGGAGGCGATTAACGCGCAGCTGGTGGAGCCGGTGCTGGCGTACAACCGGGGGGCGGCGGATGTGCGGTTTGTGCTGAACTCTCCGAACCTGAACGATCTTGAGAAGCTGGGCAACATGGTGGCGGATTTGGCACAGGCGGGGCTGATCGATCCGATGCAGGATGCGAAGGTGATTCGGACGATGTTCGGGATCGATACGCCTGACGGCTGGTTGCCGCCTGGTGCGCCTTATGTGGGTGATGTTCCTCGGGGGGCGCCTGACCCTGTGTCCGGAGAGCAGCGTTGGACCGTGGGGCGCTGAGTCAGATTCTGGCGCACGAGAACCGTGTTGTGAGGCGGTTGGGGCTGCTGCAGCGGCCGCTGGCTCGGAAGCTGGGGCGGCAGCATGGTCGTGCACATATGAGCCTGGTTCTGTGGCGGCTTCGGCAGGAGCTGGTGGACCTGCTGATGGAGGCCGCCATGACGGCGTGGGCGCTGGGCTGGCGGTTTGCAGACCGGCAGGTGCAGGCCGATTTGGCGCGGCACCGGTTTGATGATCAGGATACGTCTCTACCGAAGCCGCCTGCGGCTGCTGCCCCTCCGGATGCGTGGCTGGAGGCGTATCGGGCGACGGTGGATGCTGCGATGCGGCGCTACACCGACGGGATCCGGCGGGATGTGAGTGACCTGGTGACGAGGGGGGCTGTGGAGGGGTGGACGCAGGCCGAGATTTCACGGAAGATTGAGAAGCTGGTGACCGGCCTGACCACGTGGCAGGCTGAGCGGATTGCGCGGACGGAGTCGATGCGTCTGTGGAACCTCGGTTCGTTTGGGCGTATGAGTGCGGTGCCGGAGGTGGTGGGGTACGAGTACAGCGTGGTGCTGGACAGCCGCACGAGCCACATCTGCAGGCCGTTGGCGGGTTTGAAGGTGCGGAAGGAGGATCTGCTGCATCTGCCTCCGCTTCATCCGCACTGCAGGACTGTATGCAGTGCTGTGTACAGTTTTGACGGTGTTACGGATCAGGAGTTCGGCAATCCGAACGCGCCGGCGGGTGTGCCTGGGTTCGGAGCGGTGCCGAGTGTGCCGAACAGTGTGCGGTTGGCGGGGGGGGGGGCGGCGGCTGCGCCCGCAGCTCCCCCTCCTCCACCGCCACCGAAGGTCCCGCCTGCGCCACCGTCTCCTCCGGGTGGTGATGCTCCCCTGAACGATGCCTGGAGAGCAGCTGTTGAACAGGCACGCCTGGTTGAAATCTCCGAGCGTGCGGCTGATGCGGGATACGCAAGTACACAAGAGTTCATCACCGAAGTTGAACGCAACCTTCAGAGTGCGATAGACGGTATGCAGCTGTTCACCAGAACTCAGGTGGAAAACGCGATCGAAATTCTCTCCGGCGGCAGGTTTAAGAGCCTCTTTGAGACCGGACAGTCCGGCGGTGCGAACTACCCGACCGGGCGCCGCGTGCTTGAAAAGGCGATGTGGGGGTATGGTGCCCGCATCAAGCACGAGAAACGTCCGATTTACGGGTATCTGCACCCTGAGATCTACGGAGGATTGGAACAGCCGGATATATTGGATCACTATGGGACGGTTGCAGTTCGGTTTAGGCCGTCACTTCGCCGACGGGCCACGTTTACTGTTGGTGACAGCGCCGACAGAACTCTATGGGCACAACGGAAGGAGCTGGCGCCGAGCCGATTGGGTGAGGCAAAGTGGACAAGTGTTTCGGGCTATGTGGACAACTGGGCGACACTGAAGGGGGCAGCATCCTGGTTCAGTGCAGGGAGTGCCGCTCCGATGTACTACATCGAGGCCCAGTACCATGGCGGTGTGGGTGTTGATGAGATTGAGGAGGTCATGATCCGGAGGTGGTCAGCCAATCCCGATTTCAGAGCGAAGCAGGAGAAGATCCGAGACCTGGCTGCATTGCACGGCATCCCTTTTACGGTGATCAACCCGTGAGAATTGGCGTATAATGGGAGCATGATTGCACTTCTCAAGGACAGGAAGAGGGACCGGTTCATTGTTGCTGAGGGCCCGTCGTCCCTGGAAATGCCCGGGGGAATCGGCCGGATAGTCGATATAGATGAGGGACTGATAAGCCCGGCTATGAATGTTCTGGTGCTGTTGGAGAAGAGCGGCGGGGACTGGGAGCCGGTTACATTTACGGCTGATGAAACGGACCATCTTATGCGGCAGGTTGCCGGCTCTTGACAGGCATGCCCAGCGTCTCGTAGGATGATGTTGTAGCAAGATTTCGGTCCCTGCCAAGACCCTGAACTGAATATTTTTGACGGCTTGAGCCCGTCTCTCCAGCGCTTGATGCGCGCTGGAGAGGCGGGCTTTTGTCGTTTTTGCCCCCTGGAGTGTGCTTTGGAAGACCTGAAGGAACTGAGCGAGGCTTTTGCGGCGAACCCCGACGCGGAGTTGGTGGTGCGCGACGCGGATCTGTTTGCTGCCGGCCAGTACCCGGACCGCCGGTTGAACGTGAGCGAAGCCGATATCAAGCGCCTGGCGGAGGGGCCGGTGCCGGTGCCGGTGTTTGTGGAGCATCGAGGCGGTCGGTTTCAGCTTGGGCGGGTGCTGGGTTTCAGGGCTGAGGGGAAGTGGCTGAAGGGGAAGGTGGGGCTGTATCCGGAAGCGAGCAGGCTGTTGGACCGGCTTGGGGTTAAGGGTTTGAGCGTAGGGGTTACCCGGGTTGGGGATGGGCTGGGTGTTGTTCGGGAGGTTTCGGTTACGGAGTGGCCGCGCGTGGCCGGGGCAGCGTTGTTCAGCGGCTGTGCCGACCTCGTTCAGTTCAGCGAGGGAGAGCAGGGAGAGGATGAGATGGATAACGAGAGGGTGGAGGAGCTCTCCAACCGTTTGAGCGAGCTGGAGGCGAAGCTGGCTGCGGAGGCTGAGGCGCGGGCAGCTGCAGAGGCGCGGGCAGCAGAGAGCGGGCTGATTGTGAAGGAGTTCAGCGAGAAGCTGGTTGCAATGGAGAATGCCGTTGCCCGTGAGAAGGCGGAGGCGGCTGTAGAGAGGTTCTGCGCGGCGGGCGTGCTGCCTCCGGTTGCGAGGGGTGCGGCGGCTGCACTGCTGATGCAGACCCGGCAGACGGTGCGCTTCAGCAACTCAGATGGTGCGGATGTGGAGATGAGTGTCGCGGAGACGTTTACTCAGGTACTTGACAGTCTTCCGTCGGTGATCGGCAGGGGGCTGAAGGGTTCTGCATCTGCACAAAGCAGTGCGACGGTTGAGAAGTTCAGGGAGATGGGTCTGAACGAAGATGAGGCCAAGGCTGCAGCGGAGTTCATGACCGGAAAGGCGGAGGTGTAGGATGGCGAACCTTACCGCAGTGAAGGACCCCAAGCTGAGCAATGACGAGCCGCAGGAGTACCCGGTAGCGGCCTCTACCAAGTTGTTCGGCGGGTCGTTTGTTGTGATCAACGCCAGCGGGTATGCGGCGAAGATGACCGCCGCTGCTTCGCTGAAGTTTGCTGGGATTGCACTGGAGACGGCGGACAACAGCGCCGGTGCGAACGGTGCGATCAAGGTGAAGGTGGCGCGCAAGCGCGGCATGGTCATCGAGTGCGTTTCGAGCGGTTTGGCCGCTGCGAACCTTGGGGATACAGTTTACGCGGATGACGACAATGTGGTGACGCTGACTGCGACATCGCGCACGGCTGTGGGGAAGATTGTGGAGGTGATCTCTGCGACGCTGTGCCGGGTTTCGATTGAGCCTCTGGTTTAAGGAGTTAAGACATGCCTCTGTATACTGGCGATGCCGCGAAGCTGATTGTCGCGGGCATCAACGGGAAGGTTCACGCGGCCTATCGAAAGAAGAGCCAGGCCGACATCATGGGGCCGATAGCGATGAGCGTGGGGACGACGCTGCCGACCGTGCCTTATCCGTGGCTTGGACAGGTGCCCACGATGCGGGAGTGGGTTGGGCCTCGTCAGAAGAAGTCGATGAAGAGCTACGACTTCTCCATCAGCGACAAGCGCTACGAAGCCTCGATGGGGATCGAAAGAAAACTGATTGAGGACGCTCAGTTTGATTTCTCGAGCCCGCGCATTGCGGATTTTGCCACTGAGGTTGTGAGCAACATCGCAATTCGAACGCTGATCCAGCAGGTTTACTGTGCGAACCCGACAGGGTACGACGGGACGACTCTGTGGAGCACGACCCATCCGGAGAGCGGGAGCAATCAGAGCAACCGCACGTCCAGCGCGCTGTCGGAACAGGCGGTGATCGACGGCATTGCCGCGATGGGGCAGTTTGTTGACGATACGGGGGAGCCGTTCGGTGTGAGCCCGACGGTACTGTTTGTTGGTCCGAAAAACGACAATGTTGCGGACCGCATCCTGAACAGCACAATGACCGTGGTGACGCAGATGCTGGCTTCCGGCGGCCCCACGCTTTCGGGCAGTGCGAATGTGCTGCAGGGCCGGCTGCAGAAGGTTGTGAGTCCCTATCTAACCGGTGCGTACGATGACTACTGGTTTCTGATCGACACCACGCGCGAGGTGCGGCCGGCGATTTACCAGTACCGCACGGACATCACCCCTGAGGTTGTTGTGAAGGCGGCTCCGGATGACGACAACGTGATCGACCTGGACGAGATTGCGGTGTACGGTCGACGGCGGTTTGGGGTTGGTCCCGGAGCCTGGTGGACCGGTTACGCCGGCATCCTGTAGATCATGTTGAACTGATGGCTGGGCGGCCCCATGCCGCCCAGCATTTATCCATTTGTTGAGGAGTTGACGATGCCCAAAGTTTTTCTGTTGGCAAAGGACCCCCGGACGACTTCGGCTCAGACGACCCACATCGACCGTTTTGAGGACCTGCGTATCCCGGTTGAGGGCTTCGGCGAGCCGGTGGAGGCTGTGCTGAGACAGGATCAGGTGGACCATCTTGAGCGCGACCCTTACATCATTGTGCTGACAGAGAAGCGGCGGGCAGAGGCGATGGCAGCGGAGGCTGCCAGGAAGAAGGCGGAGGCGGAGGCAGAGGCAGAGGCTGCGCGGCAGTTGCTTGAGGCGGCAAAGGCTAAGGCTGAGTGGGAAGCCGAGCAGGAGAAGCAGGCGCTGGAGGATGCCAAGGCCTCGGCCAAGGCGGGGAAGTAGTGAGGGATGGGGCACTATCCTGCCACCTTGGCCGAGGTGATGGATCGGATTTCCAAGTACCAGTACTTGGGACGGCGCGAGGAGTCGGAGGTTCAGTTTGCGCTGGACGGTGCGCAGGGCGAGATGGAGCTTGCTGCTCCTGCACTTGCGGACGGGGGCTTGAGCGCCAGTGTGGACCGGGCGGCGTGGGTTACTCACATCGACTTGGCGATTCTGCGGCTGCGTGAGGAGTTTGAGCGGGATCCAGAGGATGGTTCGATTCCACAGTCGGTAACAGCGTTGCGTACGATGATGGATGACCGGATGAAGCAGCTGGCTGCTCAGGCAGATGGCGGTGGTTACACTGTGGAGCTGATGGATGCGATTGATGATGTGGGGCTGCCGACGTGATACAGGTGACTGTGGACGCGGGGCGGCTGCCAGCCCAGTTGGCGGCACTGCAGAAGGCGGTGCAGAACCGCTGGTGGGAGGCTTACATCCCCGTAGCGGAGACGCTGCTGGAGCGGGAGCATCGGGAGCACTTTACGGCTGGCCAAGGACCCAACGGACAGACCTGGAAGCCTCTGAGTTCGCTGACGTTGGAGCTGGCCAAGGGTGACGCGGCGGCGAAGGTTGGGAGCGGGGTGCGGTTTACCCGAACCAGGACCGGGAAGCTGGTGGCGCGGGGGCGTGGCGGGAAGCAGAAGAGCGCGACGGTTCGGAGGGACGCTGGGAGCCGACCGCTGTTGGACAACGGTGCGCTGAGCCGGAGTTTGACCAGCAACTCGACCGGAAGTGTTCGGCGTAAGGGCAAGGCGTACTTCGACTTTGGGACCGCCCTGCCCTATGCCCGTGTGCACCAGAAGGGCGCGACGATGACGGTGACGGCGAAGCAGCGTGCGTTTTTGAGTGCGAGGCTGGGCCGGTGGTTTACCGGGAAGACGATTACGATACCGGCGAGACCGTTTTTGGGTGTGGGTGCGAAGGGGCGGATGGATTTGAGCCGGGGTGCGAGGGCGGTGCTGAACCGGGTGATGCGTGAGGCCGTGAAGTGACAAGAGCGCAGGACCTGGTGGATTGGTTGGCGGGTGTGCTGGGCACGGACAGTGTGACCGTGCTGTTTGACGATGTGATTGGGCAGGACCAGCTTCCGGGTGCGGTTGTGCGGCCGCTGATGCCCACGGCTGGCGACACGTTGGACGAGACGCTGGTGATTGAGCAGTACGGCGTGATTTTGGAGGCCCAGCGGACCGGGGCGAGCGGCACCGAGGTTGCACAGCAGTTGGCAACGATGGAGCGGGCGCTGGTTTTGGCTGCACAGGGTCCGTTGAGGAGTTCGACCCGGTGGGAGCACCTGACGGCTGAGCCGATTGGGAGTGAGCCGGGGCGCAGCGGGTTCAGCGTGAAGTTGTGGTGCAGGGGGGCTTAGCGTGGTTTACATCTCGGTGACGACGGAAGCCGGTGTTGTGGGGAGTTTTAGGAGTTCGCATTTCAAACGGACCACGGAACTGAAGGCGGAAGTTCGGGAAGGTGTGGACTGCCTTGTGGCTCGGGTGCTGGAGCGGGCGCTGATTGGACCTGTGTGTGCCGACGCTCTGTTGGGCTTGCCGAAGGGCGAGATGGTGACCATACAGGAGCGAGACCAGCACGACCGCCTGCGGCGATGTACTGCCGAGTGGCGTGGCATTCGAGAGATTGACGGGATGTTTTCGGCGAGCTACCTGATTGAACCGGGCGGGATGCGCCGGAGCACGGAGGAGTTTTGATGCGGGTTTTAAGGCGTGACTGTGCTTTGGTGCTGAAGGTGGGCGGGGATGCTCTGCACTCGCCGGATTGGTTGGCTGCACAGGATGTGATGGTTTTGGCCGACCAGGTTATTGAGAATGCTTACCTTCGCCGGTATGAGGAAGGCGGTTTGAGCATTGAGGAGAACCCGAGGACTGAGCGGCGGGTGACGGGTTGGCAGATTGAGGTGCGGCACAGCAACCTGAGCGCACGAACTATGGAGCGCAAGTGGATACAGGTTACGGACCGGAGCTGCAGCACCATGGACGCACCGCTGCAGCTGCAGGGTTGGGTGAAGCAGGCGTACGAAGTAGGCGGTGTGCTGGTGCTGGAGATTACCCCCGGCCTGTAGTTGACGAAGGACAGAAGGAGTGTAGGGAATGGCGAAGCGGCTGATTGCGACGGATGCGGCGGTACAGATTACGCTGGGCGGCGTTGTGGACGGCACCCCCAACTGGGGTACTGCAACGGTTGTGAAGGCGTTGGCTCGCAGTGTGGAGTTTGACGGTGAGACGGTGGATGCCGATGTTACGTCGGCATTGGGCGACGGGCTGGAGATCAGCCGCCCTATCCGCCTGCGCGGTACAGCGAATGTTGAGCTGCTGGTTACGGACTCGGGCGCTCTCTTTAAGGGCAAGCAGGGTTATTACTGCAAGCTGGAGGTGAAGGAGGAGAGCACTCTGGCTTCTTACGACACGTATGTTGGATATATTCGGCGGCAGAGTGTCTCGATCGGGGGGGACGGCGCGACGATTGAGAAGCTAGAGCTGAAGATAGGAGTTGACGGCCACACATACAGCGGTGTTTGGAGTTGATGATGAATCTCTCTGAGGCTGTTGTGCGTTTGGAGCCGCTGCGCGGCGACATCAGGCGTGTTGAGGTGGATGTGGAGCGGTTTTTTGGTGAGGCTGTTGTATTTGTGCTGCGTCCGTTGAACACGCGACAGTTGTTTGCGGTGTTTGAGGATGCAGAGCGGATGCGGATTTCGAACCCCGGCTGGCCTCGTTCGTTTGCTCGTGTTGTGGCGACGATGGCGATGGCTCATGTTTCGCCGCTGCCTGATGACGGGCAGGCTGTGGGGAGGTTGTATGCGGAGATGGCGGAGCGCAACCCGAATCTGATTGGATATCTGTCGGAGCGGTACTATGCGGCGTTTCCCGACCTTGCGGATATGGGTGGTGAGGTGGACGCGCGAAAAAACGACTGAGGCAGACTGCACAGGGGGCTATTCTGGCGGTCTGCACACGGTACCTGCATCGGCATCCGAGTGAGGTTGAGCTGAGTGTTGAGGATCTGATGGATTTGATGGCACTGGCCTCGATGGAGGCTGAGCAGAGCAGCGAATGAGCATTCCGCTTGATGAACTTGTGGTTAGATTGAAACCGGCCGGCGGCCAGGCAGTGGCTGCCAGCCTTGGTGCTATCAAGACGCAGGTGAGCGGTTTGGGTTCGATGGCGATGCAGGCCACGATGGGTATGGCCCGTGGCGTGAGCATGGCGATGGGTGCGATGGCGCGTTACGGAGTTGCTGCCGGCGGCGTGCTGACCGGCGCTGCTGTGGGTTTCTTGGCGGCGAGCATGCACAAGGCTGCCGAGTTCGACAGTTTGAAGATGTCCCTCGGTGCGATCTCCGGGTCGGCTGAGAGTACGCGGAAGCAGTTGGAGCGGCTGCGGGAAGTGGCAAAGCTCCCGGGCCTTGGGTTTGAGGAGGCGATACGCGGGTCTGTGCGGCTGCAGACCGCCGGTTTCAGTGCGAGTGGTGCGGAGAAGGCGATTATGGCTTTCGGCAATGCGCTGGCCATGAGCGGAGGGGGCAGGCAGGAGCTTGAAGGCACGATTTACGCGTTGGGACAGATTGCGAGTAAGGGGCAGGTTTCCGCCGAAGAGATCAACCAGCTGGCGGAGCGTGTGTTTATGATCCGCCCGGCGATGCTGGCGGCGTTCGGGACGGCGAACACCGAGCTGATACAGCGGATGGGGATTACGGCTGCCGAGTTCATCCCTGCGGTGGTGGCGCAGCTGAACACGCTGCCCAAGGTGGCCGGTGGGGTGAAGAACAGCTATGAGAACATGGCCGATTCGATCAACGCCTCGATGGTGACGATTGGAACGAGCCTGAACAAAGCTGCACTTCCTGTGATTGAGAAGCTGGCGGAGACGTTGGACCGGATGGGTACGAACGGCGAACTTGACGCCATTGCCAAGGGAATTACGAGCGTGGTGATGCCTGCTTTCAACGGGCTGATGGCTGCCTTGAAGGACGTTCAAAAAGTCGGGTTCATACCGTGGCTGGCCCGCATTGCCGACGGCTTTTTTCAACTGGCACAACCGCTCGCATGGGTATATGCCGGCATTATGGCCCTCACCAAGAATTACCCCCAAGCGGTTATGGCAGGGGTTGCGGCTGCAGGAATGGGGTTGATGCGCCAAAAGGCGCTGGAGCAGATGGCGTACCTGCAGGTTGAAGAGTCGAAGAGTTGGATTGCCAATGCACAGGAAAGTGCATCGAAGAAGAAGGCGGCCGAGATTGCAGCCACGAAGCCCAACCAGGTACCGGAGCCGATGCTGAAGGCGATGCCGGATGTGACAGGCAACCTTGGATTGGGCAGGGTGAAGGACAGCGTGCTTGCCGGGATTGAGCGGAACACGCGGCGAAGCGCCGACGCGCTGGAGGAGCTGCGTGTGCAGCTTCTGGGCGGCGGCGGAAGAATGGGCAACGCGATGAGCAGCACCGAGGCGGAGATTGCGCTGGCCAGGGCATTAGGGGCTGGGATTGGCTAATACGGGGGCCACGTTGTAGATGGTCTCTGATGATGTTTGCCACAACCAGCGCCCATCCCGAGACTTGAATCTCACCCAACGCGAGTTGGGGTGAAGTGCAAACCAAAGGTTGTTTATTGTCTTTGCGACCTGGTACTGCTGTTCGATTGGAGAGTTTATGAAGTAGTCGAGCACTGTGACATCGAGGGACTCCGGGTCTTCAGGGGAGAGTTCGATTTTTGCAACAGCGGCAACATACATGTTGCGGGAAAGCAGGGCCTGCTGCATGGACTTCAGGCGGCCCTGTGGCGATTCTTCGGTGTCGTTGGTGTAAGCAGCTGTTCGTCCGTCTGCTGGTTCTGCAGTGCGGTAGCTGGAGGATGAGTTGCATGAGTTCAGAATGACGGTTAGGAGCAGGATTGGGACTATCAGAAAGAAGCTGCAGCAACCCGCAGCGCCTCCGAACCCTGCGTTGAAGGCGCTTGAAAAACTGATACCGGTGTTTTGGCGTGGCTGTTGCTGAAACATTCGACCGAGTTGGTAGGCTGTGGGAATAGGAGTTTGGCTAGGGTGCGTGAGGATGGGACTGAGACAGCTTTCGTTTTGTCTCTGCGATTTCCTCTTCGATGTTGCGGATTTCGGAGATCGCGTTCTTTTCGTTTGTATCCATTTCGGGCGTGCGCCCACCTATTTCTATGGCCTTGCGGGCGTTGGACAGAACTGTTTGCATGGATGCCAGACGTCTTTCTTGAGAGCGCAGTATCTCGCGGTTCATTTCGGGGTTGCCGTAGATGATCTGCTTGTTAAAGGCGTCCAACTGCTTTTGGTTTTCGGTGCCCATTGTGAAGCCCGGCCCCGGCATGACGCGGCTGACGCTGTTGTTGAGGCGTGCCTGAGTTACCTGGTTGTAGGTGAAGGCTGCACCGCAGACGATGATGACGACGGCGATGATGATGGGGAGTGTTTTGGGTTTGGCTGGTGCTGGATTGGGGTGGTGCACTTGCGGGAACTGGGTTGCGTAGGCGTGGCCGCAGGATGGGCAGAACCCGGCACCGGTGGGCGCGGTCTGTCGGCAGTTTGGGCAGGACTTGTAGAGTTGGGTTGTCATTGGTGGCCTCCGCTGTAGGGGCTACGATTGGGTCGGGGGATTTAGGGAGTCAGGATTGGTATTGGGCATCCCGTTTAGCGATGGATAGCACTGCTACGGTGTGGGACTTGAAGGTGTAGAGAACGTAGTACTTTGAGTCCGTGTAAGGGTCGTAATAGTCGTAAGACCATACGCCTTCAACGTCTGTTTGAAGTCCGCTTTCGGGGGTCCGTGCGATGACAAATTCCACAGCCAAACGCAGTTCGTCCGGGTGCATTCCTGTTTTTGCAAATTCGGCAATGCACTCATCTGCTACGTGGGACCACTGGACGTTATATGGAGTTGGGTTATGCAGCGAGAAACTCCTTGGCTGCCTGGCTTACTTTGAGAGCTTCTTGGGTGAGTTGTGCAGACGGCTCGGACTTGGTAACGCGGAGAGATTCAAACGGAATGGTCTCGCCTGTCCTTGCCGCCTGCCAGCCCAGCTTCCTGTGCGAAAGCTCGCTGATATCTTTGCCCGACAGGGGTCGGCATTCGTCGAGAACCTCATCGACGGTCGCGATCTCTTCACCGGTGAACCGAGACAGATCGGCAGGGCGAGCCGCAACAAAGCGATGCTGTGGAAGCCCGAAGTGGACACGCTCGACCATATAGAGCGCTCCGTTTCTCTGCATCGCCTTCAGTATCCTGTCGATGCCTGTGGGGCAAGGCCCGTGCGGCTGCTTGACGTATGTGTGTTCCGTGAGGGTGTGGCCGTCACGCAGGTACGCAGCGACGTCCGAGAAGAACAGAATCTTGTTAAGTTTGACCGCCCCAAACCGGGGGTCTCCGTCACTACGGTTGCAGATGTAGATTATCAGTTCCTGAAGCTTTTCGTTGGTTTTTGCCATGCTCGTATGCCCTTCTGGGAGGGTCTGTGCGGGTTGGTGCCTACGGCTATTATCAATGGTTTCCGTGAGTTTGTGAAGAGTTTGTTGCGAAATTGTTTCAGAGTTTTTGCAGTGGGTGGCTGTGATGGCTGTTGAGTGGCGTTTGCGTTTGGATGTTCCGATTGAGCTGGCAAGTGAACCGGGGTTCCTTCGTGCGCTTCACTCTGCCGATTTCCGTGCTGAGCCGCATTCGTTGGTGAACACATGGTTGTGCCCTGCGACTCGGCTGCTGACTTTGAAGCCTAACTGGGCCGGACGGAACTACTACAGTGCTGCGCGGCCTTTGAGCGATTTTACCTATCAGGCGGCCGGTTGGAAGAGCGTGCAGCGGAGCCGTGAGAACTCGGCACTGATGACTACGATTCGGCCTGTGGGTTCTGTTTCGGCTCCTGTGGCGTTGAGTTTACCTGTGAATCTGCCGACGGAGGATGCGGATGCCGGTGCGGGCGATACGATGGTTTGGGGGCTTGCCAGCAACTTTCTGGTGGATGCGGATGAGGGGATTGTGCTGCATCTTCAGACAATGGCGGATGAGATCAACCGTCGGAATCACTGGGTTGGGGTGCAGTGGGATAACTTGTTTGTGCAGATTTCCGGGCAGGGGAAGCTGAAGGTTTGGCAGTATCCCGATCGGGCGAACCTGAACACGGCCCCCACCCTCGTGGATGAGCGGGACATTGCGCTTCCGGGCGAGTTGGACGGTCGTTTCTGCAGTGTGGTGCTTCAGCCTGTGCCGGGGTTGGGCTTGGCAGTGATTACCAGTTTCGCCGCCCCGTTCTCTCCGTTGAACCCTGCCAGTGCGAATGCCGGCCAGTTTCGCGGGTTTCTGGTTCGGCTGACCGGGCAGTGGACCGGGGAGTATTGGACGCTGACCCAGCCGAGTGTGCTGCGGGTTGCAGTGAACCCCTACCTTGCGGTGGTAGTGGGTGTGCAGGGGGTTCGGTTTTCGAGCAGCGGGACGTTTACCGATGCGATTTTTGAGCCGAACAACCGGCCCGGCGGTGCACCGGAGACGGTGAGGGCGATTCCGCTGAAGACCCTGAAGCAGGACGGCGCGACGGCGGAGATTCGGAACAAGCTGGACACCGCCGCATGGAACCCTGCGACGGACAGGCTGGCACGGGTGCGGATGAGCCTGAGCAGTGACGACCCGAAGTACACTCCGTTTGTGCAGGGGTATGGGGTGGATTGGGCGCCTGCGTACCAGACGCGGGCCACGACGCCCTACACGCCGAGGCTGCTGGCGCTGGAGTGGACGGAGGATGAGCGGGGCGGTTTGGACGGCAGGGCTTCGCTGTTGATGGATGGGGCGACTGCCCGTGGGATTGCTGAGCGTGGCGACGCGACATTCAGCCTTGAGAGCAACACCGATGGTGCGGGGTGGGTGGCTGAGTGGGGTGGCTTTGCCACGGATTGGGAGTTGGATGCAGAGCACGACCTTGGTGGGCAGTTTTATTATCGCTGCCAAGTAAGCCTGCGGGATTTTTATCATCGGCTGAGTGAGACGCATCAGAACCTTGAGACGGCATTTGACGGCCTGCTGTTGGGGGATGCGATCAACCTGGTGCTTCGGGGTGCCGGTTTCAGGCCGATTGACCCGCTGCCTGCCGAAATTCAGGAGATCACGGTGCCGATTTCAGAGGAAGGGAGCAGCTGGCGTTACGCACCCCACCTTGGGGACAGCGGCACGGAGGCTTTGAGGGCGCTTCTGCTTTTGGCCAGGCGGCAGTACACCGAGTGGATGTGCTTCTACAAGCGGAGTGTGGATGCGTGGGTGTTGGAGAAGCGGGCGCGGGATACTTCGGCTGGTGCCCGGTGGAGCATGATGCTGAAGAGTTCGGACCACAACGTTGCTGGTCGTGTGGTTCGGTATCAGAGGCTTCGGATGGAGCCCACGCCACCCGAGGCAAACATCGTGACGGTGACCGGTGCGACGGCGGTTGACCCGAGGGGGAAACGGCTGCGAAGCCCGGTTCTGCAGAACAGTGACAGTTTGGTGAACGCGAGCAGTGCTGATTATCTTGGCAGGCCGAAGATCAGCATCGGGATTTTGGGTGAGGGTTGTACTCAGGGTGAGATCAACCGGATGGCACGAGCGCTGTTTGATGCAGGTGGGTATCGTAGGGTTGTGGCGCATGTGGGTGCGCCTGATTTCGTGCCGGACCTGCGGCCGAACAGGCAGGTGGATTTGAAGCGGGATGGAGGTTCGACGATTGTGTCGATGTGGGTGAAGCGGAGGACGGTGAAGATTCTGTGGGCGATGGCCGACGGCCGTAAGGCTGAGCATGTGGATTATGAGTTGGACAGTGTCTGGGAGAGTGAGCTGGGGCGATGAGGGGTAGGGAGGCGCGGAAGGCGCTGCAGGAGGCTGTTCGTCGGGAAGCGGACAAGGCGCGCGGGCAGGGTGTTCTGCTTACGAGGCTTGGGGCGAGCAGGAGCATGGACATCGATGTGGCCGATGTGCGCAGGCTGCCGGTTGCGGACAACGATATAGAGCTGCAGGACCCTGTGTCTGGGGCTTTGTACATTCTGGCGGATTACAGCGTTGCTGACGGGCCGGATGTTGCGGGGTGAGGGGGGTGGCTGCGTACAAGGTTCGTGGTGGGTCGTGGGTGTTTTCGGGTGCGATTTGGGGGTCGGCGGGGAAACGTTGGGCCTGTGTTGATCTGCGGCCGGAGGTGACGGGCCTGAAGGACGCAGCGGGCACCATTGAGTGCTTTGGGATGGCCCGGATCAACTTCAGTGACATTGCGGGCCTGAGCCCGATTTTCCCGCCTGCCGGCACCTCGTGTGCGGAGTATGAGGCCAGCCCGAACTGTCTGGCGAATCAAGTGTATCTGAACGCCGAAACGGGTCTGGGTGACACCGATTCCGACATGGTGGAGAGCCGCTGGGATTTCGTGAGCGCGGGTGTGGATACGTACATCGATCTTGATGGCGAGTGGTCTGTATCGCTGGATGCCGATTTGATGTATGAGGAGTACCCGCATTCGAGCAACAACGCCGACGAATTTCCGGGCTATGGCGGCACGGCGACGGCGGACATGGTGCATGGGTCTTTGGGCCGGTTCTTTTTGAGGGCGCGTGTGGGAGGCAGTTTGACTGTTTCGGCTACGTGTGGGCCGTGCAGCGTGAGTGCATCGGATGTAATTACAAGCCTGAACCAGTTTGATGTGACGGTGCCGGTGTGCAACCTGAGCGGCATGTGCCGCAGCGTGGACACCACCAACGGCATGGGGATTTCTGCCGAGTGGCAGGGGCAGGCGAATGTTGGGAATGCGGGGTACAGCCACAGCTATGGCAGTGGGAGTGTGACGGCCGACAGCGGGATCAACTTGAGCACCGGAGATGATGAGACTGCTGAGTGCGATTTCTCGGGCGCGGTGGCACGGTCTTGGACCAAGGAGGTTGTGGCGCGGGCGTTGGAGCATACGTATCCTTCCTCTTTGACACTGAAGGTTGCGGCCAAGGCCGGAGTGACGGAGACTCACAGTTTTTCCGGCAGTGTGAGCCTGAGCGGAACGCAGAAGCAGTGGAGCGTGGGGAGTTCGATCAACGGGGATACCAAGAGCGATTCCGTTGCGGAGTTTGGGCCGGTTTCGTGTTGGCTGGACACGGGCAGGCTTTCCGAACTCGGTGAAGATACGGGGATGTGGCGTGTGCTGCAGCGGGGATTTCCCTACGCTGCTTTGACACTTTCGCATGCCGCGAGTTATGCCCACACCCTGACCTCCGCATCACAGACCGGCCCGAGTGACCTGGTGAAGACGCTCTCCCCTGCTCTGTATTTGCAGACGTATCGGTACCTTCGGGTTCGGGTGAAGGCTTCGACGGGCGGCAGTGCGTTTTCTGTGAAGATTGGGAGCAAGGAGTGGACGAAGGACCGCTTTGGTGCGGCGCTTTCGGCTGGAACCTCGTATGCATGGTTTGAGCTAGACCTGTGCAGCCCGACGAATGCGACCGAAGCCAGCGATACCACCGACACGATTTGGCCGACACCGACAGTGGACGGTGTGTACTGGGGCGTGACGAAGATCAGCGAGTTTCGGTTGACGGGGTTGGCCGGCGGTGTGACATATGACCTTGCGGCGAACGGACTGGAGCTGAAGCGGGTTGAGCCAACAGACGGCGTGTGCACTCGCAGTGAATGGTGCCCGGCATGGCCGGGATGGATTCAGTCTCACGAAGCGGAGATAAGCGGGGACACGACCACAACCGTCTACTATCGTCGGTTTGTGCTGGGTGTGAGCAACGGCAGGCAGGCGCTGGAGCTGGTGGACATGGTGAAGACCGTGACCAGTTCCACACTGGGCGGCACCACCACCACGTACTCCATACGTCCGATTTCGGCGCTGAAGGGCGATGTGGAGACGCTGGACAGCGGTGAGATGGTTTGGCCCGGATGGAGTGTGGCGTATGCCTCGGGCGTGGATACAGTTGACGGCGCGGCCGGCAGCGAAGTTCTGCACGGTTGGCTGAACCGCAACCGTCCTATGGTGTGGCTCTTTGGGGGAGGTGCGTTGTATCGGGATGGGGCTTGGGATTACGGTTTCCATGTGGACACGGACGACGCCCCGACGATTTACGCACAGAGTTTGGTGGACTGTGTGGAGTGGATCGGCGGTACTGGGGATGTTTTCGGGCATGCGTCCAGCCCGACGACCGAGGGGGCGATCGATCTGAGGGCTGCTGTGATACTCAGGGGTGGCGGGCATGGGATTGTTTTGGGTTCGGATGACCTGCCGGCATCGACCAAATTGGTGACGGTGAGGGAGGTTGGCGGAAGCGGCGCGACGTTTGGGACTGGCACCAGCGACGACCAGGGCCGGTACAGAACCGGGCTGAACTATGCGCCTGGGTTTAAGAGTGCTGAGGCGCAGGCGGAAGGTGGGGCTTCGGCGGCGATTGTTGCGCTGCAGCCGAGGAAACGAACCAGAGCGGCTCTGACGGTGGCTGCTGCCGTGGCGTACAGGTGCCTGGCGGTGGACAGTCCAAGAGCCTGGCTGCACGTGGGTGAGGGCAAGCGGATTAAGACGTACCACATCAACGCCTGGGCGCTGGCATTTGAGAGTGCGGAGTACGCCATCGACGAATGGAGGCGGTTGCGGTGCGACCCACGCAGGGGCTGCCTGGTGATGGTTGGCAAGCGCGGCGCCTCTTTCAAGGTGTTTGTGAGTGACGACGGGGGTTTGACGGCTTCGGAGGTGCTGAGCGTGACGGCGACGAGCATGGTGGTTGAGATTGAGAGCGAGCGGGGCCTGCAGGTGGTGCTTTGGGAGAACGGCGGCGCGGTGCAGCGGCAGGAGAGCACGGACGGCGGCGCCACTTGGAGCAGCGCCTCGGCTGTGAGCTATGCTGGTGGGAATTTGACGGGGACACTTCGTGACATTGCGCGTGATGCGCGCAACGGGAATTTGGTGCTGGTGGTGGAATCGATGGTGCTGGAGAGCTTCGACAGCGGAGCGAGCTGGGCGCTGCGGTTGAGTTAGGGCCCCCTCAATTGGATGGGGTTGAGGTTCGCAGTTCGATCGGGGCGCGGCGTCCCGGTTGACGGCGCCTGCATGTATCTTGTAGCATATATTCACAGGTTCAGCGGCTTGGGCCCGCCTTTCCGGTGCTGGATGCGCACCGGGGAGGCGGGTTTTGTGTTTGTGGGGGTGTTGGGTGGGTTTTGTGACGCTGACGGGTTTGGCGGCTGGGAGCGTGCAGGCGAGCGGGCTTCAGGAGCAGGCTGCGGGGAGCCCGCTGCTGTCGTCGCGGATGAACCAGGATGCGCGCGAGCTGCAGATGGTGGCGATGCAGACGCACTTGGCCGGGGTTCTGACCGGTGGTGACATCACGGTTTCCAACCTGCTGGTCTCTTTTCCTGTTGGCTTTCGGTTTTTCGCCCGGCAGATTTGGGAAGCATCTGGGACGACGCAGGTTTCGGTGCCGGATGCCGCGACGACGTATCTTTGGGGGTGTGCGGACGGCCAGATTCGGCTGACGGGGACGGACGCAGTGCCTGGCGGATGGGACAACCGCTCGGCGTGCAGGCTTGCGAAGGCGACCGCTGCGGGTGGTGTGGCAGTACTGGACCTTTCGGTGCAGCATCGGGCTCGATTTGCTGATGCTTCGGGCCGTGTTGTTTGTGAGAACTGTGGTGCGTGGAGCCCCACCCCCGACGTGATTCCGGCAGGTGTTCGGGTGGAGGTTCCTGCCGGCCACCAGCAGCTGCTGTTTGGGACGCTGACGGTTGCGGGCACCGTTGTGGTGCGCGGAAAGTTGAGGATGATTGCGTGAGCACTGAGCTGAGCGATACGACGGTTAAGACCCAGTACCTGAAGGGTGACGAGGCGGCGGGCAAACCTCTGGCCGAGGGTTACCTCTCCATCGCGATGAGCGATGCGAACACGACGCTGACGGCGGCGCAGTTTGTGAACCGTGTGCTGCGGTTCACCGGCACTTTGAGTGCGGGGAGGGACATTGTTCTGCCGCTGACGGCGGGAGCTGTGTATGTGGTGATTAACGGGACAACCGGCGGTTTTGCGTTGACGGCGAAGGGGAGCAGCGGGAGCGGTATTGCGGTTGGCGCTGGGAAGACGGCGATGGTGATGTGCGACGGGACGAATGTTATCCGGCTGACGGCGGACGTGTAATGAGTGTTTTGGCGTTTGGGTGGCGCCGTGCGGGGGTGAGAATGGATCGCGTTGGGGGCGCTGCCTCGGCGTTGATGCTGGCGGTTGTGACGGCTATGGGTGGGCCTGCGCCGCAGCAGATGCATGATCTGGTTTGGGTGAGCTTCTGGTTTGTGTTGATGGACACGCTGACGGGGGTGTGGGCGGCTGCGCTGGAGGGGAGGGCGCGCAGCGGTCTGGTTATTCGGAAGCTGGTGGGCAAGTTGGTGCAGTACAGCATTGCCGTGGTGCTGGCGATGGGCGTTGGGGCGTTGGTGGATACGTGGGGGTTGGCGATGGCGGCGTTTGGGGCGGTTATCAGCATTGAGACGATGAGCCTGATTGAGAACATGGTGCGGCTGGAGAAGACGGGCGTGAACATGGGTCCGTTTAAGCCGCTGTTGGACCGGGTGAGCAAGTACCTGGCGGTGGCGCAGGTGGATGAGGAGAAGAAGCCATGAACCTTTGGGACAAGCTGAAACTGGTGTCGGAAGTTCTCGCATCCTTCGAGGCGATTAAGCTGCTGCAGAAGGGTGAGCGGGATGTGTTGTATGTGTCGATCCGGTTTCGGCACAAGGGGGAGCGGTACCGGTTGATTTCGATGGGAGTTGAGAAAGAGTAGTTGCACCGGGGTGGTCCAGCGGTACGACTTCGTAAGGGGAGGGAGTTAGGATTTGATATGACGGACGCATTGCGGTTGCAGTTGCGAGAGGTTTTGGGCAGGCCTGCGGTGCGGGATCTGGTTGTCAGCGCTGCAAGGGGAGACGTCGACTGGGGCGTGGTCGTCGATGCAGTGCAGGCAGAGGGCATCAGAGTTGCGGCGAAGGCTCAGCCTCCGGATGTTGTCGCGCGCTGGTTCAGTGATGAGCTGAAGTTGTGCATTGCTGTTTCGATGGGGGCTCCAGACCCAATTCTTTCGCAGTTCCATGCCTCATATTTTCTCAGCCTGTACGACCGAATGATTGCTGCCCCCGGCGGCATGGTGGAGGTTGGAAGCCCGGGGTTTCGAGCGGTACTTGAGGAGATGGCTGCTGTAGGCATTATTCGGGAAAGCAACAGATTTGGGAGCATTGAGGCGCAGATTGAGAGCGTGTGCACTGAGAAGTGGGTTCCTGATATTGATGAAGTTGTTCGGACTGCGCTGGAGGTGATAGCATGA